CGTTTTCATAGCAAAGATAAGACCAGTAGGTCCGGACATCGGCTGAACGCCAATGGTATCATATGCCATCAACTGAGGCATCGTGCGCCGCACGAGGCTAATTAGAATCGGGTCCCAATTATCAACATTAGCGCCTGTAACATTCGCTTCTTGCAAAGCGATTTCTTGGTTTTCTAAAAGACGAAGTGTAATTGCACGTTTAGTTGCATCTTGGATTTTTGGCAAATCCTCGTGCTCCATAACTGGCTGCCACTTATCTTTAATTTCTTCTGATAAAAACATTTTCTGTTTCTCCTGTTATTAAATATAAATGATGTTAAGCACCTAAAATGCTCGGTTCCCTTGATTGTGAAAGTGAAGCCATTACCTTCTTCATTGCATCAGTCATCACTCCTTCAGTTGGCGCACTAGCACCATCTTCTGCAATTACTTCTTCTTTCTCCGCCTCTGATGGAAAATACGTGCCCTTCAGAGTATTCAACTTTTCAGCATAAGTTTCAGCGTCATCAAATTCAACACCTTCTGCAAGAGATTTCATCTTTGCTTTTTGAGTCTCAGTTAATGTTTCCGTTACTTCTCTGAAAATCTTCTCGGCAGTAGCATCGGCAAGTTTCGTCTTGGCTTCGACATTCTTATTCATCTCAGCATCAAGACTTTCCTTAAGGGTTTCGATTTCCTTAGCCTGCTCGTCCACTACATTGTACTTCTCATTAGGGATTTCAATGTAATTTTCGGCAAACAACTTCTGCATACCACTAACAAAACCTTCTAAGATTTCGTTTTTCAGTCCGCTTTCTACGGCTTGCTCATTCTCTTCGAGCCACTCTGAAACCATATAGTCTAAATAACCATCTAATTTCTCGGTAATATCTGTCAACTGTGAAGCAGTCTGCTCGGCAAGATTCTCTTCCATTTTCTCTTCGATTTTGGAAAGATTCGCTTTAACGTGTGCTTTAACAGCGGTCTCAAATACTAGCGTAGTACGTTTTTTGAAATCTTCGGTGAGGTCTTGACCATCAAATAACGCATCTACGTCTTGTGAAACATCTACCTCAATTTCGATTTCTTCTTTTTTCGTTTTGGCTACCTTTTTGGACTTACCATCCTCTTCTACTTCGTCATCTTCATCTTCGTCCGCTTCATCGCCATCTTCCTCTTCATCGCCTTTCTTGGCTTTCTTCTTCGGAGGAAACTCTTCCTTTTTCTCATCGTCATCCTCATCTTCATCTTCATCATCATCTTCGAGGACTTCGACTTCACCACTACCAGGAACTTTCTTTTTCTTCTTTTTCAGTGGTGTGGCTTTGGGCTCTTCTGCTTCAGAGATAGACTCTTGAATTTCAGATTCATCAGCAACCATTTCCAGGTCCCCCTTTTCTAAAAGTTCATCGGCCTCTGACACTGTAATAGAAGTATCGGACTTTGCCGACTCGCCTTTCCAGGCAGTCTGCTCTTCATCCAAAACTAACATTTCGCCAGTTTTTGTTTTTAACTTCATCAGGGTTCTCCTAATCCTTTGATTAATCATTCAATTAGTTTTTCTTCTAATTACTATTATTTATAAAACTAATTACTCTAGCAGTGCAAGAATATACTTATCCTACAACTTGCCTATGAAATCCTCGAAAATCCTTGCTTCCAACGCGGTTAAACGTGGTCCACGTGTCTTTTCAATGATTTTTTTATACTCTGCAATCACTTTCTCTGCGATTACACCGTTTTCCCATACCCATTCTTTACCTTCCATAATACCATTTACAAAGGCATCAGGTGCTGAAGGGTCTGCGACAATATCCGCGGCAGTAGCAAGATAGAAATCGTCTTGTACTTCCTGAATTCCTTTCTTAGTTGCTTTGAGCGACCCCATACCTCTTGATGAAACACCAAGTTGGGCGCCCTCTTTAATAAGAGTTTTGACAATATTGCCGTGTGGAGTATCAGAGATTTTTGCTCTACCGAGATAATTGCTTGGATTATCTTTATCCTGCTTCAACTCGGTAATCATATGTGATACTCTTTCGAGATTGATAGTAGGTCCTTCTGGATGACCTAGTTCTCCAAATGCTCGTTTTTTATCAATATATTCTTTAGTATAACGCTTAACCTCTTTCTCCATAATCTTACCAGGATACAACCGACCATTCCTATTCTTCAGGTCTGCTTGTAAAAACACACCCTCAATATAGAGTTCTTTGCCGTTGGCTTCCGTTATATATGTTACGTTTTCATTAACTTCTGAAATTAGTCTCATTATACCTTTCTCCTACTTTACAGTTCTTTTTGAACCAGCGTCCAGACACCATAAACAATTGCCGCATAGGCAACATAAGTCATCCAAGGGGAAAACAATAAACTAACTACGCCGACTCCAATTAATACGCCGCCGTCCCAGGATGTTCTTTCTGACCATCTTGCTTTTAACCATTCCATTCTACTCTCTCCTACTTTTTCTTTTTTGTGAATTTTGAATGTACTTTACCACCAAAGACTCGTTGTGCATTCTTGATTTTGGATTTATTCTTACGCATCCACTTCTTTCTCATCTTGATACGCTTGACTTTAACGCCACCTTTTTTACGTTCAATCTTGGCCCTTAATTTATCGCCTCGATTTTGAAACTTCTGTTTGTCTTTGGTCCGCTGAGTACTCCTGCGTTTCATCGTATTACGGGCTTTGTATTCGTCTAAAGTATCAAAGTCCTCTTTCATGGCCAGTTTTGTGGCCGTGGCATACATCACATCTTCCCACTTATCACCATACTTATCTTTGAATTTGTCTTTCTTTTTCTTGAGTTCTAAAACGATTTCTTCTCGTTTAACCAACTCATCCTTAGTCATCTCTCGTTCATTGACTTCGGTAACCCCTTCTCCGTCAGCATCGCATACGCAAGGGTCCATTCCACAAGCATCACACATTTCGAGGAACATAGAGATTTCTTCTTCCCCCTCATATATGCCAGTGGCATCTTCGGGTTCTGGTTTACCATCTTCATCTTCACCATCGATAGTGCCTATTTGCCACATCGCCCATCCATTGATGGCTTCTGCTTCGAGTTCGGCTCTCTCTGATACTGTGAGTTTGAGCCACTCTTCCTCAGACCATTCAACAATAACACAATCATCACTGTCCTCATCGAGAACAGAAACTTGCATTGCCTCGTTGACGTATTCTGAAAATTTAATAAGGCTCATATTTATACCCTCTTATACTTTTAACAGTTTCTTGTCCATCAATGCTTTACCAAGGACTTTCGCTTCTGCTATTGGAAATCGAGCAGGTCCCCTGCCTCTTCCTGTTAACTGAATCATCATTCCATCGTCTTTGGGTCCAGCAAATCTTGTTATAGTAACAGATGGACTGCCTTTGAAGTCAGTACCTTCTTGAAGTTTTCTATGGGCTGATAAATGAGTAACAGCCTCTTCAACTATATTTTTTTTAGTAGTCATCTTTTTCCCCTAGTATTCTCTTTTATAGTCGTCCAGATTCCCGAGGGTATCCATACACCTACGCATTCCCAATTTAACTCTTTTAAACTCGCCCATCATCTCTTTCAACTCTTTATATGGGTCAGAAGCGTGTTTCTCGATTACCTTACTCAAGGTCTCTAATGATTTTTCAAAAGTATCTAGAGCCTTGACTGCTTTCGCACCGACCGCAATTTCTTTTCCATATACACTTCTTGCCTCATCCAACCCCATTTTAACTGAAGTCGGCTTTAAAAAGTCAACAACTTCTTTCTGATAATCTTTATCAGTCGCTTTCATTGTCGCCTTCCCAACCGGCGTCAACCTCATCATAGAATTTCTTTTTCTCGTCACCCTTCAATTCGGCTGCTGATTTAACACCAAACTTTTTAAGTAAAGCGTTGAAATATTTCTGATAAGCCTCTTTACCACCAGATGCTTCATCTACCTTCTTGTCTTTCTTAAAGGGCTTTGCTTTCTTTCCTTTAAAATTGGCAATGTCCTCATCGGTTTCCTCTTTGTCCTCATCGTCATCCTTTTTGCCTTTCTTTTTGGCATCGATGGCTTTCTTGAGAGCAGGTGGAAGTGTACCTTCGTGAGTATGTTCTGCATCGCCCGCTTCGTGGGAATGAGTTACATCACCGTGTGAGTGTTCTACTTCATCGTGTGTATGCTCTACATCGCCACCATCGTGGGAATGAGTTACATCACCGTGAGTATGCTCTACATCTTTGGGCGCTTCACTGATTGCTTTAGATTTTGCAAACATAGTCTTGGCAAGAACCTGTTTCATATCAGCAATTTTACTTGTCAATCGAGAATTAACTTCAGAAGTGAATGTGCTTTTAAATGCACTCGCTTTTTTATCTCGTGCCAATTTCACCAATTTTTCTAAGTTTTCGTTCATAATTAATTATCTCCTAGTATAAATCATCAGAGGCGCCTTCTTCATCTTTTGATTTAGAGGCTTTCTCTTGTTCCATTTGTTTGTCCAATGCGTCTATATCTTCCTCAGTTTGCATCAGGACATTTTTTCGTACCCACTCGATTGAATAGTAACGACCAATCATCTCTCCACTTGATATAGTGTCAAGCATCTCAATTCGTTCTTTCAACATCTCAAGTTTCTTGAGTTCTGTGAAATAACCATCATCTTCAAAGATGAAATTAATATTCTCTTTGTAGATGTTCCACTCGCCCTTATCAATAATACCTTTTGCAAGTAATTGCGTTCTTAACAGCGAAAATAATAAATCAGAAAAACGCTTTCTTAGTTTCGTTACATATTTAGTAAACTTAATCTCGTCACGGGTAATTTCCCCCACTCTAGAAAAAGTCCAACTACTTTCTGCATCCATCCTACTAGACGGAACGTGCAGTGCCTGATATACTTTCTTCTGAAAATATATTACATCATCCATATCACCAAGATTTTGTCCACCCGGCAATGTCGTTACTTCTGTACCTCTGCCACCCTCTTTTCGTGGGAGCCAGAAATCTTCCATCATAGACATTGTATCTTTCCCGTCTGCTACAGTACCCGTAGAAGCATCATAAACCATTTTATTCTTAAACTTGTTCATAATGTTTCGTAGATATTGTTCTGCTTTAGTCTTAGGCAGATTTCCAACGTCTATATAGAACACCCTACGTTCTGGTGCTCTGGTAATTCTGTAAATAACCATTGAGTCTTCCAACATTCTCAATTGGTTAATCGGTTTCATTGCCTTATGAAGATAGGAAAGAGTAACCTCTTTCTCTTTATCAAACAATCCAGAGTCAGCAGTCGCTACTGCCTCTAAAGCAACTTTAAGGGTTTGAGTTATTCCTTTACTTTCTTTTGAATATAACCAGTATTCATCAACACCCTTTACAATTTCGACACCCTTTTCATCTTTTTCTTTAATAATCTCTTTAATCTTCTTGATGTTAGTAGCATCGATATATCTTAATTCTTTGATACCTTTTTTGACATTATCATTGTCAAAAATAATATGGAAATGAATTGCTCCATCTTCATACCATCGCCTGAAGATATCAGGTCCCGCTTGATTAAACTCTAATTTCTTAGAGATAATATCAAATTCTTCAGCAATCATATCCCTGATATTCTTAGGCACATTAACCGTGTCTAGTTTATCAAGATATATTGTAACTGGGTCCTTATAAGGGTCCAGCACAATCGCTTCATTGACTATATCATCAATTGCAGATTCGGCCTCAGGATGTCTCGCAATTTTCCGATATTTGTCAATTAACTCTTGCTGTGTGACAAACGCAGTATCGAAATTGATGGCGAAGGCGTTTATACCTCCGCCATCAATAACTGTAGAACCATCATCTAGGTTTGGCGCAACAAAGGATTTAGAACCCTTGTCTACCACAGATGAGCCAATCTTCTTCTCTATCTTATAACCAAATAGTTCCATATCACGTTTCTTTGCTAGTTAAGTTAATATTACTAATATTTATACTCAAATAACAAGTACATTTTATTACCCAGACAGTACGTCA